CAAAATCAGCAGAAGTAATTTCTTCTAAATTTAATTTATCATCTTTAAACTCATAACCGAGTTCTCTCATTTGATCAATAACCTCAGGGCCTACTTCAGCATAATTTGTTGACTGCCCTCCACGATTCTCGGTCCACAAAATAGATTGCAGTTGATAAGGTTGTAATAGTTCCTGACCTTCGGAAGTAATTTCATTTACTTCGTTTGCTAAGTTATTAAGAGACATTGTCATTAAAGAATACAAATCAGGATTACCTGCTAAAGCTGATTGATCAATTCCAAATATAGCGGCCATTTGTAGATCGTTAACTGTGTTAGGTGGCCTGTCAGTTGTACCCATAAAGTAACCAAAACTATCTGTAAAGTTTCTAAACTTAGGAGAATTAATTTGAGAACCAGGATCTTTTAAAAGTTTATCTAAAGATGCTGTTTGTCTGAAACCCATACGAATGGGACGGCCAGCTTTATAATCTGAAAAGACTCCTAAAGCTATTTTAAAATTTTCTTTTGGTGTTACACCACCTGAGGTAATAGATAGAATATCTAAAAATTTAGATTTATCTTCTTTAGAAAGTGGTTCTAATAAAGTATCAAAGTATTCTGAACTTCGTTCATACCAGTATCGAGCTGCTTCATCTCTCTTTAAAGAATTATTTAAAGTATTTAAATCAGGCATTTTAAAACCGACTTTATCAACTAAAGCTTTTACATTAGTTCCTGTTCTTTCTTCAAACTCTAGTAAAGTATTATTTTTAATTTCTTCCAGCTTGTCCTCACTAAAAGTATATTTAATTGGAGCAGCCTTTTTATCAGTGTAATTAACTTTTCTAACATCATCATTACCAAAAATTTTTATAGGGTTAACTGTCTCTACATATTCAAAAGGTCTAGCCAATTTCATTTTAGTAGAATATTCTTTAGGGTCCACGACTACAGGAGAATAATCGTCTCTCGCCTGATCAGCAGTTGTTTTTATTTGAATAATATCTACAGGAGGAGCAACTTCTTTTTTGTAACTACCTAATATAGTTTTATCACTAAACTTAAAAAGCTCTTTGCCTACAAGTTCACCCTTTGTAGCATCTTTAATCATTTCTCCTGTGGAAGGATCAAACACACGAACTGTGTCTGTGTCTAACTTTTTAGTATTGACAATGATTTCCTCTTCATCTTCTTTTCCTCTCATTACTAAATCTTTAGCGTTGATGTAAACTTCTTGTAAAACTAAATTTTTTCTATTTTCACCTGAAGATATATTGTAATCTATTAAATTATGAAGCATTAAAGCCTTTTCAGGATCTAATGAATAAGAATTTATATCTTTTTCTAATGAAGGTCTGCCTTCTCTGGTAGCGGCATTATCACCACGAACTAAACGATAAGCTGGAAATCTTTCCCCTAAATGTTCTTTTGCAGATTCTTGAATTAATTTTTTATACTCAGGGTAATAAGAAAGTTTTTTTAGCTTTTTAAAAGCAGTTGGATCTCCTAAATCAAAAGAATTTCCCCAATATTTATTTTCATAAAATTCATGAGCGGGGATGTATTGCCCATACTCAATCTTTTGATTCTCGGGGTCATTTAATTTCTTAATGTCAAACATTATATCAATATTGCTAGAAGCGTCATAAAAGGATTCTCTTCCTTCTTCTGAATTAAAATATTGTTGCTGTTTTTCTTTATTTTGAATTTGTGATTCTAAAATATCTTCTTCTGACTTCTGTATAAAATCAGAAACCTTAGGTGGTGCAGGCATAGGTGTAATATTACTAAAGTCTATTCTTTTTTCTTCAGGGGTAGATAAAAGTCCTGGAAGTTCTTCAGGGAAAGGTGTTATTAAAGGATCTGATTTAATGTCGTCAGCAAAGGTAGTTTGTTTCCCTAATTTTCTATTAAATTCTGCTTGTCTATTAATATCATCTTGATCAGGTGAAGAGAAAGATCCACTTGGTGTACTAGTAATTTTATTCAGAATAGAGGTCAGATTAGCTCCTGTTAAAATATTATAGATATCGTCAATAGGAATTTTTCCTGAAGAAAATAATTGTTGAATCTTATCCGCGTTTTGTGCTCCAACCGTACTTATCAGTAAAGGCCCTATGATCTTAGGATTAGTTATTACTCTTTTTGCAAGTTCCTGTCCTAAATATTGATACATTAATCTCCCTTCGCGGTTCGCGTATCGTTAGTCAGGGACATCCTGTCTTCCTCTACAATTAAACCTCTTTCATGAGTTATACCTTGTTCATCGTATTTTTCCAGTATTTCTACTAACTCTGCTGTACTCATTTGTTCCATAGCATCTTCAGCTTTATTTTTTAATTCATAAAATCCTGCTACTCTTCCTCTTGCGACTTCCGCGTTGATGGCTGCTGAGTAGTGATTATTTTCTCGCGCTTCGTCTCGCATTTCTTTGAGAGCTGTTAAATGAGAAGCCATTGATACTCCTGATGTTTCATAGAGGTCTTGTTTCATCTCAGTAATAGCTTCCACTATAAATGGATTTATTTTAGGATTTAATAATTCATGAGCTGTTTGACGGGCCCTTGTTTCCGAGTACCCCGCTTTGCGGGCCGCCTCGCTTGCTGACATTTTCCCAGTTAAAGTACCTTGTACATAATTTGTAACAAACAACATTTGCTTAGGCGTTAGCTTTTGTTTGAGTCTTCTGTCCTCAGGATTAATTTTTTTAATAGTACTCATATTTTTTTTGACTCCTTGGTATACTTGATGAATCATCTTGATCATCAGTTAATTGAACCAAGTTTCCTTGGCGGTATCTTAGCAAAGCTAAGGTTGTTGCGTCAACTAAATCATCATGCTCTCCGAAAGGGAAAGAAGCACATTCTTCCATTAGTTCAATAGCAAATTCATTATCAGTCCGCCAAACTTGGCCCGACTCAAATATAGGGGCGACTGTATTAACACGGACATGTTTGTCCTGACCGCGGTTCGGGGAGAAAGCAGTAGCATAAACTCCGAAACGTCTAAGCTCATGTATCAAGGGTGTTCCTGATGCTTTTGCTTCAATCAATACTAGTTCAGGGTCCCAATACTTAATATTTTCCATAGCAACTTTTTTTAATTCAGGAAAGTCCCATCTTCCTTTTTCGACATCGAGTAAACAAATATGAGTTTCATCTCCCTCATTAGGATAAAAAATTCCCCAGGTAGTTATAGCTGAATAGTCGGCAGACTCCTTTTTCGAGAAGGCCGTATCATAGCTTTGAATAATAAAACTACATTGAGGGGGAGAAGGTTTATCCCACACGTTCCACCATTCACGTTTAATGATACTCGTTCCGTCGTACGTGGGATTTTGTTGCCACTGTGCGTTCCACTTGGATGGAACAATAGAAGCTTTCACTGCATCGAGTTCCTTTAACTTCCAGTATTGAGGCCAAATAGGTTTTCTCTTCTCTTCGTCATCATCATCTAAGATAGCAGGAAACTCTACTAGATCCCATTTGTCTGCTTTAAGCTCTCCCATCTTTTTTACGAGCTGGCCTGTTAAATCTTTTTGAGACCATCGAGTCATAACGACAGCAATTGAGCCTCCAGGTTGAAGTCTTTGTCTAGGTCCTGAAGTATACCACTCATAAGCATTATCCATGGCAGTTTCTGATAAAGCATCTTGCTCAGAATGTGGATCATCAATAATTAATAGATCAGCACCACGACCAGTGATCGCACCGCCTACACCAGCTGCAAAATATTCTCCACCATGATTAGTTTCCCATCTTCCTGCTGCTTGGTTATCTGTTCTTAAGGATACTCCAGGAAATATTCTTTTATATTCTCTAGAATTCATAAGATTTCTAATTTTTCTACCAAATCTAACTGCGAGCTCGCCTGTATGGGTAGCTTGAATAATTTTTAATTTAGGATTTATACCCATCATCCAAGCTGGGAACAAGTAACTTGCAAATTCTGACTTTGTATGTCTAGGCGGCATGTTGATTATTAACCTGCAAGCCTTATCTGTAGAAAATTTTTGAAATTTTTCTGAAGTTCTTAAGTGATGGGGCCCTTCTACGAACTCGGGCCATACCGCTTTAACAAATCTCATGAAATTTGTGCGAGCACCTTCTTGTTCGATCCTTTGTCGAAGCATTACCATCGCCTTTAATTGTTGTTTATCAAGCTTTTTATATTCCATATACAGATTCCTTCCTATGACTGTGAAAATGCTGCTTTCCATTGCCCTCGCCTCACAGCGCACGGGCCGTTTTGGGTTGGTGGGGGGTCTAGTTTGTTCGTATTTTGTTCGTTTTTCTCTAAGTACCTAGCGTTCCACATGGTGGAACAAAAGTTTGTCGCATAATATGCATTATAGGCGATTTTAGGGGTGCAAAAAGCCTTATTTTCCGCCATTATTGGTAATTCTCCCTGATTTTCGCGGTGCACCCACCACATCTAGTGGGTCCG